CTTTAGTTCATTATTCTGAATTTGAACCTAAACATCCTCAAATTAGAAGAAGACACTTTACTGCTGATGCTATTGCTTTACAAAATACAAGACCACAAAGATTTCAACAACCTACTAATATAGATGGAGTAATTGCTTCCTCAGGTGGGCAAGGAATGGCAACAGCTAACCTAGCTCTTCCTGGAGATTTTGCTTTTGATAACCAAGGTATTTCAGCAATGATTCCAGCAAACCCATCACTACAAAATAGAAGAAGAGAACTTTTAATTAACACAGGAAACGTAACAGTGAGTATAACATAATGGCTATTGCATACGCAGATTTTTTAACACAAGTTAGAGATTATACTGAAGTTAGTAATACAGTTTTAACTAATCAAATTATTCAAGATTTTATTAGATCAGTGGAGTTGGATATTGCGGGTAAAGTTGATTATGATGACTTAAGAAAATATTCTACTTCAAATTTTACAGCAGGTAATAGATATGTTTCCCTACCGGCTGATTTAACAATTATAAGATCTGTTCAAGTAATTGATGGAAGTGGTAATAGAACTTTTTTAGAAAAAAGAGATACAAGTTTTATATCAGAATATAATAATGAAGGAACAACAGGAACTCCTAAATATTGGGCTAACTGGGACGATTTTAATTTATTAGTAGCTCCCATACCTAGCTCTGCTTTACAAGTGCAGATCAATTATATAACAGACCCACCACAATTTACATCTACTAATACTACTTTTATATCTACATATCAAGAATCAATGTTATTACATGGTGTGTTAACTGAAGCTTTTAGATATTTAAAAGGTCCTATGGATATGTACAACCTATACGAAAAGAAGTACAATGAAGAAGTACAGAATTTTGCCTTACAGCAAATGGGTAGAAGAAGACGAGCGGAGTATGATGATGGCGTCCCTAGAATACAGGTGCCTTCACCGACTCCAAATACATAAATTAATTAAGGAGAATAATTATGGCAATAACAACAAATGCAATCTGCAATTCATTTAAAAAACAATTAATGGGTGGCGAACACGATTTTGATGCATCATCAGACACATACAATTTAGCAATGTTTACTTCAGCTGCTACTTTAGGTGCTTCAACAACAAACTATGAAACAACAAACGAAGTATCATCTTCAGGATATACTGCGGGTGGTTCAGCTTTGGTTAACCAAGGTGTTAAAGTTTCTTCAGGAGTAGCTATCACTAGCTTTTCTGATTTATCTTTCACAGGGGTTACTTTAACTGCAAGAGGAGCTTTGATTTACAATACAACTACAGACGGTGGTACAGGTACTACTGATGCAGTTGCTGTATTAGATTTTGGTGGAGACAAGACTGCAACATCTGGAACATTTACAATTCAGTTCCCTGCGTTCACAACTTCCGCTGCGATTTTAAGAATAGCATAAGGAATAAAATGATATGGCCACTGGATGGGGGAGTAAAACATGGGGAGCATCAGATTGGGGAGACCTATCTAATGAAACCGTTTCCGTCAGTGGCCTATCACTTACATCAACAATAGATTCATCAACAGCTCAAGCCAACGCTGATGTTGATGTAACAGGATCTCAACTCACATTCACAAACGCAGGAGCTGTTGCGGGTGCATCGGCAAATGTATTAATTACAGGTATTCAAACAAATCTCTCGATAGGAGAGGAAGACATTACATTAGGTATTCAACAAAATGTAACAGGTTCAGAATTAACTTCAACGATAGCCTCTGTTACTATTGAGGACAATTTTTTAATTGGTTCTGGCTGGGGAAGAGATTCTTTTGGATCAATGGTATGGGGAGATGCTTATACTGTTCAAACAGGATCTGTTTCAGCTACGATGTCCATTGGTGCAGTTGCTGAAGTTACAGCAGGTGCTAGTGCAAGTCCGACAGGACAAGAGTTAACAGCAACTCCTGGTCAAATCACAATGACTGGAGATGCCAATGTAGATGTAACTGGAATACAAGCAACACTATTAGTAGGTCAAATTCAAGGATTATCAGTAGTCGGTAGTCAAATGACAATGTCTATTCAACCTGTCGATATTCAAGCAGGTGGTAATGTAGATGTAAATGTAATTGAAGATAATTTGGATACAGCTATTGGGTCTGTTACTTTAGATATTGGAGTTACTGTAGGGGTAATTGGATCTGAACTTACTTCATCTATTGGGGATGAAATAGTTACTGCTGATGCAAATGTAGATATTACAGGACAGGAGCTTACAAGTTCTATTGGAGATGAGACGGTGGTGGCTGATGGAAATGTCAGTGTAACAGGTCTTGAATTAACAAGTTCTATTGGGGATGAGACAGTCACTGCAAACGCTGATGTAGCCATTACAGGTTTAACTCTTACAACTTCAATTGGAGAAGTAGAGCAGAATACCATATATGACGTAACAGGTATTGAAATGACCTTATCGTTAGGTGAAGAAGATATTGCAATTAATGTAGACGTAGTTATTTCAGGGTTGGAATTGACTAGTTCAATAGGAAACACTAATATAACAGCATGGGCAGAGATTAATCCAGGTGTAAATAATACTTGGGCACCAGTTGATTTAGCCGCTTGATTAAGGTAAAATTAGAATTATTTAGGAGATAAAAATTTATGGCATCAAGTTATTCAGATCTAGGTTTAGAACTTATGGTGACTGGCGAAAACGCTGGTACATGGGGAGATAAAACAAATTCAAATTTAAATTTAATTCAACAAGCTGTTGGTGGTTATGAGGCTATCACTTTAACAAGTGGCGGAACTGTGAACCTTGTTATAACGGATGCAGCTTTGTCTACTGCAAGAAACATGATAATTAAATTTGCTACTGCAACTATTGCTGCTAGCACAATTTGTACTATTCCAGATGGAATTGAAAAATTTTACATATTCGATTGTAGTGGTCTTACAGATGCAAACAATCTTACAATTAAAACTGTATCAGGAACTGGTTTTAGTCCAACTACTGCAGGAGCTGCAAGCCCTAAAATTTTTGCAGCGTATTCAGATGGAACTAATATTACAGAAATTTCTTTAAATACTTTAGGTGGAACTATTGCAACAGCTCAAATAGAAGCTGCAGCAATAACAACTGCATTACTTTCAGACAATGCAATAACAACTGCTAAAATTTCAAACGCAAATGTTACAACTGCTAAAATTGCAGACAATGCAATAACAACTGCTAAAATTTCAAACGCAAATGTTACAACTGCTAAAATTGCAGACGATGCAGTAACTGCTGATAAACTATCGAACACTGCGGTAACTGCTGGTTCTTACACACTTGCTTCTATAACTGTAGATGCACAAGGTAGATTAACTGCAGCTTCGGATGGTTCAGCAGGTGGTGGAGGAAACGCAAAAGTAAAAAGTAGTTTTCTAACAAGTGGAAGCGGTAACGTTACTATGAATCCTGCAGCAAATGTTGCTATAGCATATTTTGGTGGAGCCGGAGGCGGAGGCGGACACAGTCAAGGGGGTTACAATACTGCGGGTGGATCAGGTACATATGGAGTATTTTATCAACCTGTAGCTGGCGGTGCTTCTTTACCTTATGCTCTTGGTAGTGGAGGATCTGCAGGAGTTAATTGGCAACAAGCAGGTAGTGCTGGAAATGCTTCTAATTTTAATGGAATTACTGCAAACGCAGGAAACGGTGCAGGACCTAATAACTCACCAAGTGCTGGTAACCCTGGAAACTTTTCAGGGGGAACAGCTGATCCTTCTTTACCAATTAGCGCAGGATATATGATTTATCCAACAAGTAACACTAATGCTATGAAAGGTGGACAATCAGGACAACCTGGAGGATCTGGACCTCAACCAGGACAAGCTGGATTCCCTGCATACTTATTTGTAATGGATAATTCAGGAGGACAGTAATATGGCAAAATATATTTCATGTATAAATGGATCGCTTCAAAATTTTTGTTACACTGATGAAGAAAAAGATTGGTGGCAAACAATAAATACAGAGGCTGTTTTTAATTCTGTTTCTGACACTGACATGAATAATTTTGTAAAATCAAAATGTGCAGTAAGAGCTAACTCAGATAATACTGTGACTTTTTTAACTTTATTTTCTGACCAACCAAATAATGAAGATAATAAAACCGATTATACGAAATCATACATTATCGATAAACTAAATATTATTAAAAATGCAGCCCAAAAATATGTAAATGAACATAGTGGAACTCCTTCAACTTTTGCTTCAGGAATAACTTCACTGACATCAATTATTACATCTGTTGAAAATGATTCAGCAGGAATTACTTACAATACTACTGTAGATGGAGAACCAGCAGTTACAGCTCATGGATGGTCTGAGCCATTAGGAGATGCTGGTACTTTAATTCCATTGTGGGAAGTTTTTTAACTAGTAAATATATTTTATTTTGTTATAAGAAGTAATGTTCGAAAACAAAATTGAATTCATTGCACAAGAACCAATTTTATCTGATAAATTAATACAGCCAGAACCATCTGTGGTTAACATACCAAAATGGTATAAAAACTTAGATAATTATATCACTAAAGAGTTAAAGGATAGAACTATTAAGATGTGCATGCCTTTTTTAGATGCTTTGACTGCTGGATATGTATTAAAACACTCATGTGATATTACGATAAATCAACAAGTTGTAAATCCTAAATTTCCTGAAGAAGGTGAAAGTATGTGGCTTATTGAACAAGATAATTCAGCATGGCTTGATGCTATTTTAAAATTTAGTGCAAAAACAAATAGAAATGATTTTCATCCTGTAGAACAACTTGGAGGAAATACAGGAGGATGTCCGTATATAAAACAAAACCATAATCAACCTTTTTTAAAACTAATCAATCCTTGGATAATAAAAACACCTCCTGGATATAGTTGTTTATTTTTACCAATTATAAATCAACAAAATGAAAATTTTACACCAATATGTGGAGTTGTAGATACAGATAACTTTTACTCTCCTGTAAACTTTCCAATAATTATACATAAAAAAGGAACTTTTGAAATTAAAAAAGGTGATCCAATAGTTACTGTTATTCCTTTTAAAAGAGATAATTGGAAGATGGAGTTAAAAAAACAAGAAGAAGAAAAAGTTAAAAAATTCTTATGGTACCAAGTTTCAAATTATTTAAATATTTATAAAAAATTTTATAGGTCAAAAAAATCATGGAAATGAAACTAAAAGATTTTATCTTTACCAAAGAATTATTAAATCCATATCAAGTAAGTGCTATAATAAAAACTTACAAAGATAGTCCCATGTGGAAACATGCAAAAATTATTAAAGATTCTGACAGTAAAGAAGAACAAGTGGATTTAAATGAAAGAAATGTAAGTGTCCATCCAATAAGAATAGATTCAAAAAGTTTAACAGAAATTCATTGGTTTAATTATATGAGTAGAGCGATTCATAATGCTTGTATTGAATACGCAGATTTACATGGCTTTCAACATCCTGTTTCTCATGAGGGCATAGATTTATTAAGATATAAAAAAGGTGGTTTTTACAAGCCCCATGTAGATTCAAGTGCAGATGGGTTTAGGAAGTATTCAATAGTCACTTTTTTAAATAATGATTATGAGGGAGGACATTTAAGATTTTTTTGTAAAGGTAAAAATGGTGATGAATATTTTGACATACAACCTGAACCAGGTAAGTGTGTGGTTTGGCCAAGCACATATTTATTTATGCACGCTGCTTTACCAGTTATTGAAGGAACCCGTTATGCAATGGTATCATGGTGTAAATAATGACTGACAAAAAATATATTTATCTTGAAAATTTTTTAGATTCAAAAGAACTTGAAATTCTTTTTGAATACAGTGTATTTTCTCATAAAAGAAACAGTACTACTTTTGATGTAAAACAAACAATGCTTGGAGAAACAATGCAGTGGGGTGGTTGGCTTTACGAAATGTTTTTAGAAAAGAAAAGACCTCTTGTTGAAAAAGCTGTTGATAAAGAATTATTTCCTACATATTCTTTTCACAGATTTTATAATAAGTTTTCAAAGTTACAACCACACAAGGATAGAGATGCTTGTGAAATTTCTGTTAGTATTACTTTAGGGCAAGACAAGGAATGGCCATTGAATGTAGGTGGAGATGATGTCATTATAAAACCTGGAGATGGTCTTATATATTTTGGAACAAAATATGAGCATAGTAGAGAAGAGTATTTGGGTGATTATGCTTCACAAGTGTTTTTTCATTATGTTGATAAAAATGGTCCAAATAAAGATTGGAAATATGATCAAAGGCGAGATTTAGGTAATCCTTTTATTCCACATCCTGATAAACTAAGCGAATAGATAGGACTAAACATTATAATTTAAATAGGGTATAATAGAGTTATGCCTTTAAATTTGATTAACATAAGACCAGGTTTTAATAAGCAAATTACCGATACTGCTGCTGAAGGGCAATATGTAGATGGAGATTTTGTAAGATTTCGTTACGGGTTCCCTGAAAAAGTAGGAGGATGGTCTTCTATTACAACAGACACCTTGGCCGGTGCCGTAAGAGCACAACACCAATGGGCAGATTTAGATGGTAATAGGTATATAGCACTTGGATCTCAAAGAGGATTATATATTTATTATGGAGGAGCCTATTACGATATTACTCCATTAGAGGCAGCGCAAACAGGAGGAACGTTTGATACTACAGACACCTCGCCAACGGTCACCGTAAACTTAGTTGGCCATAACATGATTGCAGGGGACTACTTTACT